GTGTCGCAGGAGTTTGGGTGGAAGACGACTCGGACGACGAAGCCGTTGATGATTGACGATTTGTCGATGGCGTTGAGGAACGGCGAGTTGACGATTTATGACCGGCATACGATTGCGGAGTTGCGGACGTTTGTCCGCAACGACCGTGGGTCGATGTCGGGGTCGCCGTATGACGACCGTGTGATCGCTTTGGCTTTGGCGAATCAGATGCGGAAGTACGCGTATGCCCCCGAGTTTGTGCAGAAGGTTGACGATTACTGGACTGTCGACTGGTTTGCCCGTTTGGCGGAGCGTTCTTCCGCTGTGGGTGATGATTTGAGGATCGGTGGGGCGACGGTGCGTGGGACACCGCATTTGTCTAAGTAGGGATCCCTACAATCCGAGAGGTGCCTTTATGGCAGTGAAGAACTTCGTGGCGTTTACCAGCGGCACGGAAACCATCGATGGCCCGAAGGGTCAGAACAACAAGATGGAACGCGGCGGGTCTGTCGTGTCTAACCCGATTTGGGAGCCTGCGGCTCCGCAGTCTCCGAAGCAGCGGTTCAGCGACCCGAAGTACGCCAATCAGACTGGCGGCTACGGTGAGATCTCGGTGCGTGAAACGCCGGTCAACCAGCACGGCATCGTCGGTAAGGTTGAGCCTGCGAAGCCGCAGCCTGACCTGAAGGGCCATAACGCAGCTCCGCACACTAAGCGTCCGTAACTGTGGCGGTTCTGCCACCTGATGCGACGTTTGATGATTTCGTTTCATACACGGAATCTCTTCGGGGGCCTCTGGGTTCGGATGAACTCAGAGACCTCTGGGAGTGGCGTCAGAAACTCCTGACGTTGCGCGTTGACACGAAGGCGGGTTACCGCTCCCAGTTGCCTGCCGACGAGCAGCATCTGTCGAAACGCGAAGTTGACGAGAAGCGGTTCGCTGAGGCGAAGTCGACGGGCCGCAACATTGAAAGGCTTCCCGAGAAGGCGACGTTCTGATGCCTCGTAAGACTCGTAGCGAAACCCTGGATCAGTACCGGCAGCGCATTGACCGTGCGCGTCGTTGGCGCGACCAGGAGGGGCTTGACGAGACTTGGTGGCGGCTCAACGATTTGTACCGTGGGCGGCACTGGCCTCGGACGACGACGGCGCAGCGTGATCTGATCGCTGTGAATCTGTCGTTTTCGACGGTGAATGTGATCGCCCCGTCGGTTTCGGTGAATCATCCGAAGATCGTTGTTGCCGCCAACGAGTCTGAGAACAGCGACAGGGCCGTGTTTGTGGAGGCTGTCGTGAACCACATGTGGCGGCATCACGATTTCCGCACCCCGTTCCGTAGGGCGGTGAAGGATTTCCTGATTTTCGGCCATGGTTGGGTCAAGGTGGGGTGGAAGTTTGTCGAGCAGGAAATGTCGCTGTCTGATTCCGAGCAGCAGGAGTTGCTTGATCAGGCCATTTCTGAGGTGGATGCGTTTGCCGCTGAGGCGCCGGCTTTGGCCGGCGGTCTCCCCACTGACGAGGAGATGGCTGCAAACGTCCCACAGACGGCGATGATGGTTGTCGAGGATCAGCCGTTTGTGGAGCGGGTTTCCCCGTTCGACATTTACGTCGATCCTGAGGCGACCTGCATGGATGACCTCACCTGGATTGCTCAGAGGATTGTCCGCCCGTTGGAGGAGGCGCAGAACGACAAGCGGTATCGGCCTTCGGTGCGGAAGCAGTTGACGGCTGATGGTGGGGTGAACCCCATGTATGCCGCCCAGTACCTTGACAACAGGGAGTACCTGTTTGATGAGGAGCGGGTGACGATCTGGGAGTATTACGACATTCGTTCCAACACCATGTCGGTGTGGGGGGAGACAACCGACGAGTTCCTGGTCAACCCGTTGCCGATGCCGTATGCGTATGGGCAGCCGTTTGTGATGATCCGCAACTATGACGTTCCCGATTTCTTCTACCCGATAGGCGACTTGGAAGCCATCGAGTCGTTGCAGCTTGAACTTGACAAGACGCGTTCACAGTTGATGAACGACAGGAAGCGGTACGCCCGCAAGTACCTGTTCCACGAACGGTCTTTCGGCCCTGAGGGGCGTGAAGCTCTCGAATCCGACGAGGATGGGCGCATGGTGCCGGTGGTGGATGAGAACAAGCCACTGTCTGATGTGGTTGTTCCGATGCCACAGGTGCCGATCTCACCCGAGATTTACGCCTACAGCGAGATTATCGAAACGGATATCAACACCGTGTCGGGGATCTCGGAGTATGCCAGGGGTGCGATGCCTGAGATCCGTCGCACCGCAACTGAAGCGTCGATTATTGCTGATGCCCAGAATGCGAGGGCGTCGGACAAGCTTGCCATCGTGGAGTTGTCGATAGCGATGATTGGTCGGCGCGTCATCCAGTTGTTGCAACAGTTTATGACTGGTGAGTCGACGGCCCGTGTGGCGGGCGCCCCAGAGGACTTGTTTGTGCCATTCGGCCGTGAGGACATTGTCGGCGAGTACGATTTCACGGTCGAGGCGGGTTCGACACAGCCGTTGAATGACACGATCCGCAAACAGCAGGCTGTGTCGCTACTCAACGCCATGGCTCCGCTTGTAGGCACTGTGATCAATCCGCAGGCGTTGGCCGCCCATGTTCTCAAGACCGGTTTCGATATCAAGGATCCTGAACGGTTCCTGATGCAACCCCAGGCTGGACCGCAGGCGGGAGGCCCTGGAGGCCCACCCGCCGCTCCCCCTGGCGGGGCTCAGGGACCAACCAGGGCTGCGGCACCCCCCACGCCGCTCCCTGGGGCACCGCTGGAAGGGGCGGCCTTCGCCCCGACTGGCGGGGTTCCTCCCGAGCTGCTTTTGCAGTTGGAGAACCAGATGGGACTTGAACTTCCCGCGCTGTAACCCCACCATGTGGGACAGCGTGATTTGTGTTATAGGAGCAACCGTACTGGACTCCCCAGAAGGGACATGAAGTGCCCGAAGAAAACATGGAGGCAACGGAACCCGTTTCGGCGGACACCCCCGAGGTTTCATCAGAAGCAACGACAGAGCCTGGAGGCGCCTACACCGTCAAGGTTGATGGTGAGGAGTCGCAGGTCAGCCTGTCGGAGCTTCAAGACGGTTACCAGCGTCAGGCGGATTACACCCGCAAGACGCAGGAACTGGCAGAAGAACGTCAGCGTTTGCAGCAGGCTGAGGCGATTGCTTCAGCTTTGGAAACCGACCCAGCAGGCACCATAGCGGCGCTTTCGTCGGCTTTCGGCGTGACGGACAACTTGCCGGCCACCGAACCGAACTATTCGGACGGGGTCGAGGAGGATCCGACGACGAAGCGGCTGGTTCAGCTTGAGGCCCAGGTCGCACAGCAGGCGCAGACACACAGACAACAGGCTTTAGAGCGCGAAGTTCACAAACTGAAGAGCAAGTACGGCGATTTCGACACGGCAGAGCTGTTTCGGCATGCTTTGACGAATCGGATTCCCAACCTGGATGCTGCTTTCACGCACATGAAGTACGGGGAAGTGGCGGACACGGCTGAGAAGCTCCAGAAGGATCAGGAGATCACCGACGCGAAACGCGACGCCACGAAGGTGGCGAGCGGGGGCGGCACCCAAGCGGGGGCTGTTGTGTCGGATGGTGGTTCTGACGGGAAGCCGTCTTCTCTGAGGGAAGCGTTCGCTCTCGCGAAGAAGCAACACGGCACCTAACAAACCCTTAGGGGGGTGAGAAACTTATGGCTGGCAACAGCAACTTTGATGAGATTCTCTCCACCACGCTACGGAACTACGTCCCCAAGCTGACAGATAACATCTTCAGCGCAAGGCCGTTGTTCTACGCTCTGACGAACGGCCAGACCATTCGTCGCATCAGTGGTGGTGCGAAGATCGTCGTCCCGATCATTTACGGGACCAACTCGACCGCTGGTTCATACAGTGGCACGGATACTATCGACATTACGGCTCAGACCGGCATTAGCGCCGCTGAGTACGACTGGGGACAGTATGCGGCCACGGTGACCATTTCAGGCATCGAGGAAGCCAAGAACAACGGTGAGGCTCAGATCATCGACCTGCTGGAAGGCAAGATCTTCCAGACGCAGGAAACCGTCATCGAGAACATGAACACCATGTTCTGGGCTGATGGGACTGGCAACAGCAGCAAGGACTGGAACGGGCTGGCGAACATTGTCGGCGGCACGGGCGTGACCCTTGGTGGAATCGATCCGACTGCCTCAGGCAACTCGTGGTGGAAGTCCACCGAAGTCGATCAGAGTGGTGCGATCACTGTAGCCAGCATGGCTAACATCTATAACACCATTTCGGTTGGTAACGACCAGCCGACGATTGGCATCACCACGCAGGCTTTGTACGAGAAGTACGAGGCACTCTTGGAGAGCCAGATTCGGTACACGGATACCGACATGGCTGACGGCGGGTTCCAGAACCTGCTGTTCAAGGGCTGCCCCGTGACCTTCGATGACGCCGCTGCCTCTGGTCAGTTCCTGTTCCTCAACACCAAATACCTGCAGTTGGTCGCCCACAGCGATGTCTGGTTCAAGCCGACACCGTTCGTGCGCCCAACCAACCAGGACGCTGTGTTCTCACAGTTGCTCTGCTACGGGCAGCTCACATGCAGCAACCGTGCCCGACAGGGCTTCATGCACTCGGCTACCTGATCCTGATGGGACGAGGATTCGCTTACGCCCACAAGGTTGGCTCACGCCCATACGGGCAGCCCGCTGGCGACCATTATCGGGAATCGACTCCACGGCCTCAAACCGTGGGGCCTTCCCGAAACGTCCAGCAAGTCAACCCGATAGGCGGCGAACCCGTTGTCCCAGAATCGGTCAGGTGCAGCTCTCTGACCCGCGACGGGGCGCCCTGCAAGGGGCGTCCCGTCGGGGACGGAGACTTGTGCGTCTTCCATAGGGAGTAACCGTGGACATTTCGACCATGAGGTCGTATGTCCGCTCAGTGGTCGACATCGACTCGTCGGACATTTCCGACGATGTGATGAACCGTTTCCTGGGCGAAGCCTACGACGTGATCGTCTACTCGGAGAAACGCTGGCCGTTCTTCGAGGTGGCTTCCACGTTCAACACGGTCAAAGACCAGAAGGACTACACGGTTGCCGTTGTGGGCGCGTCGGTTACGAACGGGTTGCGTGAAATAGCGTCACTCAGGACCGACAATCACGTTCTCGAATACATCGGCCGTGATGACGGTGATGTCATCTACCCGTTGGATTCCAACACCTCTGGCAACCCGTGGTATTGGTCTTTCTGGGCTGATTCGGTGCGCCTCTACCCGACACCGTCATCGGTGGACACCATTTACGTCCGCGGGTATGCGGATCCTGCGGCGTTCGGAGCGGGATCTTCTGATGCGACGGAACCGTCGGACCTGCCAACCCCGTTCCACATGGTTCTCGCCACCTACGGGATTGCTCGTGCCTACGAGCAGCAGGAAGACCCGACGATGTCGGCGCAATACTTTTCGATCTTCAACCAGGAGCTGGACAACCTGCGTGCCCGCTACGAGGACATGCCTGCGGCACAGCCGGTCAGGTTGAACAGTCGCAGCGTGTCACGGTGGATGTCGCAAAGGTATCTGCCGAATCGGTTGCGCTACGCCTGGGAGTCGTAGCCGGTGGCGTCGACCACTTGGAAGCTTGAGGCGCTTGAGGCTTTCACGGGCGGTTTGAATCTTCGTTCCGACCAGTTCAATCTGGCAGGGAATGAATCCCCCGATCTGCTCAACGTCCTGGTTGATCCGCGTGGCGGCATACGTCAACGTGACGGCGTGGATCGAAGGAACCTGACAGCGTTGAGTGCCGACATTCAGGGAATCTGGGCGTTGCACACTGATAGCGGCACCAATCAGGTGATGGTGAACTACAGCACGAAGGTTGCCCACAGTGCTACGTCAAACTTCACAGACTTGACAGGCATCACCTCCCGAACGGATGGTTCCCGCGTGTACGGCGTGACGATGAACAACGTCGCCTACGGCGTGTCCTACGATCAGGTGTGTTTCAGGTGGAACGGCACGACGGCGGCGGATCTCGGCGTGACGTTCGGGTCGGGTGGCAACATGCCGCAGGCCCAGTACATAGCGGCGTGGAACAACTTCGCTTGGGTTGCCAACACCTACGAATCGGGGACTGCCCACAAGTACCGGTTGCGCTGGTCGAACGCCAACGATCCTGAAACGTGGACGGCAGCCGACTATGTCGACATCGACAAGGGCGACCACGGCGACTACATCACCGGCCTGTGCCCGATGGGTGACCGCCTGTTGGTGTTCAAGTCGAACAGTGTCCATGCCGTGTTCGGCTTCGACTCTGATTCTTTCCAGGTGGTGACGTTGAGCAACGATGTGGGGTCTGTTCCGTTGTCGTCGCCGGTAACGACCCCGTTCGGGGTGTTCTTCTGGTATGCCGACCAGGGCGTGTACCTGTACAACCGAGAATCTTTTGTTTGGGTGTTCGACAAGATGTCGCCGGCTGTTGACGACGGGCGCATTTCGTTTACCACGAATCCGCAGCTCGGATGGGGAAACAACAAGCTGTACGTTTCAGTTGACTGGACTGAGGCGGGTGCGACGACGCGTCGGACACTGATTTATGATCCGACGATTGCCGGCGGGGCGTGGGTCACCACTGACATTGATGCTGCCGCCATGTATTCGTACAGGCCACCGAATAGTTCTTCAACCGTTTACGGCGCGTGCGTTGCCAACACGGGGGTGTTGATCGACGTTGAGGACGAACAGAACCGTTCCACGGACAGGTATGCCTCGTCGGCTGAAACGCACATTTCGTCGTATTTCGTCACACGGTGGGTGTCGGGCAAGAACCCGATCCTGAAGAAGCGGTGGGGTCGCCCCCGCCTGGTCACATCGGCTGAAGCGTCCATCGTGTTACCTGTCCAGATTTACAAGGATTACGACAAGTCTGCTGCCACCGGCAGTTTCAATGTGACCATCGCTGGGAAAACGTCCACTTCACTGTGGGATACCGCCAAATGGGACGACGCTGATGACACATCGCCGTATTGGGCGGTATGGGACGCTATCTCCCGTGATCTCACCGCTGTGGTCTTGAACCTGCCCACACTCGGGACAGCGAAGGCTGTAAGTGTGAAAGTAAGCGGTCCGACTTCTAACAACCATTGGGAAATGAACGCTTTGGCTTTCGCCTATACGCCGAGGAGGCTGAGATAGATGGCAACACTGGCCGTTACTAACTCGTTCTCCGCTGGGACGACCATCGTCGCAGCGGACATGAACGAAAACTTCGACGACATCGAAGCATTCGTCAACAGCACCCCTGGGGTGATCCAGAACAGTTTGGTCGATGCCAAGGGCGACATCATCGCCGCTACGGCCGCCGACACTGTGGGCCGACTGGCGGTGGGCACTGACACCTATGTGCTGACCGCCGATTC